CAGACGATTTAAAACGAGTATACTACATCAAAAGATTACTACAGATACTACAGAATTCAAGTATTATGAAATTGATGCAAAAGGTAGAATGAATATTAAGAAACTGTACCTAGACCCGTTTATGGATATGTTTAACAGCGAAATAATAAGCTATGGAATATCACAAAAGCCATCTGCTGTCAGTATAATGACCGCATTAAACGAAGCCATAGAAATAACCTCTGATTGCCCGTTTAGAAGAACATTTCACTCTGACCAAGGTTGGGCTTATCAGATGAAAGCTTATGTTAATACGTTGGAGAGTAACAAGATATATCAAAGTATGTCTCGAGAAGGAAAAATTATATACCGAATAAGTGCCGATAAATGGCTGTTTTAGGGGCATTTTTGAGTTGTTTGGTGTTTAGTTGGTGTTTAAATTTACAAGACGAAGTAACACGATAATTGCCCCTAATGCTTGAGATTGCAAAAGGGGCAAGTTTCTTTATTGCTTATGAGTTAATTATACAATGACATCTTCAATAATCTGCTTGATTTTCTTGTTATTCAGTTGAGTATGGAATGAGACTTTATATCCATCAATGGTAAGTTGTTTGAAAAAGGTTTCTGCACATTTAATTTTTACATCTTCAGTTCCACGAAGTGTAGATTTGTTTTCAACTAATTTAGTTTCCACTATGATGTTGAGTTCCTTTGTGCCATCGGTGCGTTTTACAACATACATAAAGTCGGGACTATAGTTTTCGCCCACAATAGTGGGAATTGCAACACTTGATTTAGGAATTTTACCATACACTATAACCTCATCAATATCACTCATCATTATATTGTCTTTTTCAAGCGGCGAGTCAAATGCGATTTTATCATATAGGTATTTGTCGGAAGTTGTTCCTTCAACAAATTTTGTACCAATATTACCCTGCTTAATTACTTCTTTTGGTGTTCCGTCTTTGTATGTAAGAGCAGTTTCTGCAACTGATTGATTTGAGCGAGAATATTTAAAGCGTGTTTGCGTATTTTTTATACGCCAATTAGCAAATGCGTTAACTATATTTGTAGCAGAATACTCGTTAATATATTCCTCCGGAATACCATTATCTTTTTCATGTGCCAATTCACATATCGATTTATGAATTTCCACAATAGGTACGCTTGTTTGTGAGCTAATCCTTTTGAGAAATTCATTATAAGCGATAGGTTTTTTTATTGAGTATGTTACACCTGTATCTTCTTGGAGTACCATATGACCTTCGTCTGTTACAACTTCGTCTCGGTGGCTGTACAATGCAACATCACCAAAGATACCATCTTGTCGCAATATGTTATGTAAAACCTGTGGTATTTCGTTTGCTAAATCAGCATCATAAAACAGATAATATTTATGGTTTATATTTTCCCAAAGCTCTTTTAATTCTGAGTATACAGCCTTGCGAATATGCACGGTTTGTTCCTTGTTTTGGTTACGGTTAGTAACTTTGTTTCCATCTATTCCATTTGTAAATTCAGGGTAATCAGAGAAAAAGGCTTCTCTTTTTTCAGAAATTATTTCTCTTTCAAAATTAATATAACCTTTATTCATTAAGTCCAAAACTAATGTGTTTGTATCAATATTTCTGGCTTTTGCAACTTTTTCCAAAGTTTCTTTTGATACAGTAGTGGTTATAAGTATTTCACCATTGATTTCTTCAACTAATTTTTGTGCAAAATCAGCCTCTGTAAAATCAACAATATAATTTAACTTAAACTCCTCATTGGAAATTCTGTTACCATTTTCATCAACGGGCAATCTCAGTCCACGACCGACTTCTTGCAATTTGCTGTTATCACTGCCACTTGAGCGAAGTTTAGCAATAGTAAATACATTTGGGTTATCCCAACCTTCCTTGAGTGTCCATTTTGAAAACAAAAATCTTCTTGTATTGTAAGTACCATCATCGTTGCGGAGTGAAATAAGTCCTTTTTTATTGTGCAGAATATCGGCAACTTCATTTGCAATAGATTCATCAGAGTTACTGTTATCTTGTGAAAAATATCCTGCGTGGCAAGATGATATATCGTCTGCACTGGCTTCAAGATATTCTTTATATTCACTTTCACCACTTGGGAGCGTGTTTATAAGTGTATTAATTCTCTCCAACAGTAGTCGTTCAAACATTTCTTTAAGATAAGGAACTTTGCCATCCTCGGAATCTCTGTATGATGTAATATCATCAATAAAGAAAAGAGCTAATGTTTTTATTTTGAATTTTCTACCCGAAAAATTCTGTCGTTCTGTTTCAAAATGGCGTTGAATAGCCAACCTAAGCATCTGTTCTTGATAGGAAGATGAATAAATATCCGTATTAAATTCCTCGCCCGTAAACTTTGTCTGCCCATTTGTCAACTCAATAAAATTTTTTCCGATAGCCGAAATTGTTATCCCTTCAAATGCGGTGTCGATAACAGCCAAGGACTCACCAACAGTGAAACGATATGTTTCTGTATCTTTACCGTGCTTTTTGAATTGGAAAGTGGCAGTCTTTTTGGATTCTACAGACAATAATTTTACTTTCTCTTTTTTCTTTGAAAGTGGCTCAAAATGTTCCTTAGCAACTCCTTTAATCAGATTTAGATTAAAAGAATCATAGGCATTCAACTCATATACCAAATTATTAAAATCCTTAAAAGTTGCCTTGTTTCGTCCTCTGCCAATAGTTAATTCAGGAAATGTAGCTCCAAAACGAATAATCATTTGTGGATATAATTCTTTAACAATTGTTTTGTATGCACTTTGGTCTCTTGAAAAGCGATGAGGCTCATCAATAATAACTATAGGTTTAGTGGCTTTAAGAGCATTAAATGGTCTGGAAAAACCCTCTACCAAATAATCATAATCTGAGCGTGTTAACATATTTCCGTTTGTCAATAATTGCATATTTACAAGCAAGACATAAATCTTATTTGAATTCTGACAAGAGCCTGTAACAAAATCACGAATAGGTAATGGCATTGCCAAAAATCCCTTTTTCTTTTTTTTCGGACTCTCTAAAACTCCTAATTCTATGTTGCAGTTATACCCACAAGCATCAGAAAAATGGTGCTTTACATAGCTATCCGAAATAAATTGGGCTGTGCCGGCTTTAATTGAGAGTGACGGAACAGCAATAATAAATTTATTAAATCCATATCGTTTATGCATCTCATAAATAGTTTGAGTGTATACATAAGTTTTGCCTGTGCCTGTTTCCATTTTTACATCAAGATTAAGGTAATCTCCATCATCACGACAGCCAAGATAATCCGCTCGAATATTTTTTTGTATTTCACTAAGATTGTGTTCCAAGCGTATCTCCTTATAGTCAAAGGTAGGATTTTCATATGATATATTCGGTTTAACCATATCAATTCCGTCAAACACAGATATTATAGCATCAACAGCTTTTTGCTGATGTTCTAATTCTCGTTCAAGTATTAGTTCCAAAATCCGCACCTCCTTAATATCTGATATCTAAATTAATTTTAAGGTTTTTTTCTGAATCACGCAAAATCTTTATATTTGTTTTAAGATTTTCCATTTCAACATAGTTGAAACTATACCCAAAAATAACAATATTTTGCGGGTTAAAACATCCTTCTGAATTGTATTTATCAATCAAAGCTTTAATTGCGTTTTCTGTTAAGTGCGGATTAATGAAGTAGAGATGATTTTCACACCAATAAGCCGAATAGCCTGCAAGATTAATCATTTTACACTTATTTACAAAGCCGTAATTATCATGAACAAGCCATGTTGTAAGTACGGTGTTTACACCAAACTCATCATATACGCTTGTATCTGTTACAAAACCGCTGTTGTCTAATTTTTCCATTTTATCCAATGTGTTTTGGCTTACTTTGTTTAGGGTGTAGTGTTTAAATCCCAAGTCTGCTGTTGTGTTTGGATTTTCTTCTTTGATTTTCTTTGCAGCACGGACGATACGCTCTTGCCCAATTTCGTCTATTGTGTGATAGCCTACCTTGTATGCTTCACTTGTTTGATCGATTTCTTCAGGTAGTTGAACAAGAATAAACTTGCGATGTCCTCCCGTTTCAACATTAAAATCCATAACTGAATGTGCGGTCGTTGCACTTCCACTGAAAAAGTCAAGGATAATCACATCATCATCATTTTTGCAAGATAATTCTATGCAATGCTTAATTGTTCCTAATGGTTTTGGCTTAGGAAAAATTCTTTTATCAAATCCGAGGGAAATAAATGTTTCTGTTCCTCTCTCAGAATTAACATCCTTAAAAGTCCATGAGCTTGTGGACTTAACAAGTGAACGTCCTTCAAGATAGTCTTTTTGCATAACACCCCAAATTTTCCTTGTTGGCATAAATTTTGGAATTAAATCATCAATCTGATCTACTGCTGTATCTAAGCTCCAACGCCAGTTACCTTCTTTTCCATCTTCACGCTGAGGTCTAATCTGTATAAATCCATCTGGAATTATATCTTCTCTGCTTGGATAAAATTGTTTACTTTCAGTATTAAAGTAAAAATAATAGAATAGGTTTGGTCTATCTTCCTTAAGGTCATTTTCTCCAGTTTTTCTTAAATCAATTTCACGGTACTTCTTTCCATTCTCATCAATTTTATTATATCTTTTGATGATTTTTTCATCAGTAGGCTCAAATCCATACCATTTCACAAGTTGTTCGTTTTTGGAATACACCAATATGTATTCATGTGAAGTTGCAATATACTTATCGTCGGAACGTCCTTTGGGATTATTTATATTTGCTATAATTCCTAAGCAATTATCTTCACCAAAAACATCGTCACACAGCAGTTTTAAATTATGACATTCATTATCGTCAATAGAAATAAAAATAACACCATCTTTAGCTAATAAATCTCTTGCCAACTGTAAGCGAGGGTACATAAACATTAACCATGCAGAATGAGATGCACTGCCACGATTTGTTAAATCGAGAATTCGTTGTGCCTGTTCTTCATCAATACTTAATTTTGTTACTAAATCCGCAACAGTAAAATTGAAATTATCATTGTATACAAATCCATCAGAACCGGTATTGTATGGTGGGTCTATGTAAATGCACTTTACTTGCCCTGCATAGGATTTTAACAAGTGTTTTAAGCCATCAAGATTATCTCCGCTTATGTATATATTTTCGCTGTTTGCATTTTCGGGGAGGCTGTTGTGGGCTTCATCCGGTACAATAACAGTTTCTGTGTCAAGGGATGCAAGCATCTTGGCATAATTCTTTCCGAGAAACTTTAATTCATAACCCTCTTGTGAAATATCAATTTTATCTTTTAAAAATTCTGAAAATCGAACTATATCAAATGAGCCATCTGCACGAAAGCAAGATGGAAAATTCTCACGCAAAACAGCTATTTCTTTTTGATTAGGGGTAATCGATTCGTTCGCAGACATAATATCTTTTATCATCTTATTTCCTCCATAGTCTTACGTCGCTATAAAAATTTATTGTTCAATATCTTCAGTAGGTAACTTTCCTGCCTGTGCTGCTAATTTCTTCTCCTGTGATTTAACTCTTCTTTCCAATTTCTTTATATCCTCGGATGGTGGAAGTTCTTCCGGTTTAATTCCACGCTGACCGAGCATTTCACGTACTGAAAGGTTATTTTGAATATGCTCACCTGTGATAGCATTTTCACCTTGTAGGTCGTTTTCCTCTACATTGTAGTTAGTCATTTCAGTTGCAAGATTCTTTGCGGCAATAGTAAGCGTTGGCAGAAAATCTGCAAGAGGGCGGTTATCCTTTACACCTAAGCGTGATTTCATATCTTGTGTACTGTGACCTCCGAATAATGCTTGGTCACCTTTAGAGCGAATACGACCAAAGCCTGCATCATCTACGCCACGTTCATAAATATTTTGAGAAAGTCGTTTTTCGGATTCACGAAGTCTGCCTCGTGCTTCGGTTCGCTCAATAAATGCAATGCGTTCTTCAATCAATTCCTGTTTTCGTGTCTGAACAGCAAAATAACTTTGTGCAAATGCGATTTCTTCTTTTTTAGGGTCGCCATTTTGGGCAATTAAGTAACAGGCATAGCGTGTCAACATATAATCTTTAACATTTCGCTGAGCACCTTTGCCAGCGGTTATCAATTTCGTGACCTCACGAAAATGATCTGCTATGGTAATGCCGCTTGTTTCGCAAGACTCCATTGCTCTTAAAATTGCCTTGTTGAAATTTTCCCAACGCTCATATCCGAGTAGTGGCATTAATTCTCTGGCATACCAAAATTCGATATTTGCATCTTCGTTTTTATGTAAAACAAGGTCAAATTGTTCTTTGATTTGAATGACTCTTCTTTTATCCATTATTTTTCTCCTGAATGTGTCTTATAATATCTTTGTAATCACAGTTTAGCACATCACAAATTCTGCCGAGAACCGCCAATGAAACTTCTTGTTCTTTACGCATACGTGTCATTGTGTTTGGAGCAATTTCTGCGGCTTTTCGTAAATCGGATGCACTCATCTTTTTATCAATTAACAACTTCCATAATGGGTCATAGGATACAGACATAATAACTCCTTCTTGAAAATATAAAATCTTTAGGTACATTGTAGCATAAAACCGAACATTATGTCAATTATATCTCGCAATTTGTTGCGATTTAATCTTAGACTGTAACTTAGATAATTGCTTAGTGAATAAATGCCAATCTGTAGCAAATATTTTTGTCAGCTATGGTGATAGCTATCGAATTTGGTATGTGGTAATATATCTCACTATGAAAGGTGGGATATAGATGAACAGTATTCTTGATGACTTGTATTATGGTAAGATTCAGCCTTGGGAAAAGGCTATGGTAGCAGAGGGGTGAATACAGTAAGGCTGTAGCGGTATTGACTACAGCGGAGGGAAAATTGTTTGAGCTGTTGCAAGAGGAAAACAGGTCTTTGCTTGAAAGCCTTATAAAGGCACAGAGTGAACTGCTTGAATGGTCTTGCAAGGAATATTACTCCGATGGTGTTAGATTTGGTATAAGGCTTATGGCTGCGGTATATGAGCAAGATAGCAAAAACCTCAAAAGTAATGATGAATGAGCACCAAGGGGGTTGGGCGGTAACAATCTCTACAGCTTTTAAGACGCTGACCGCAGCCCCCTCAAACGCAAATTTTTGCATAATTAAAGGGGTGGGATACCCACCTTATGCCGAATTCGCCTTAAAACAGGCTTAAATAAAGGCTTTCTGCAAAACAGTTTCGTGTAAAAGTGCAAGTTCGCTGTTTTGTATTCTGTGATTTTGTGTTATATATTGCGTAATTACCCACAAATAAATTGATGTATATTTGTTGCTATTGCAGCTTGATATTATTCCGATTTAGAGGCATATATAGTGTACATCAAAAATTGAAAGGTGGTTACACAATGAAAATTAATTACAATGTAACAGGCAAAGACAGAAGATTATTGGCTGACGAGATAGGCAAGGCTTTATGCACAGTTCCGAGATATCTTAAATTGCCGACTTATGCGTATCAGATAGGTGAATGTTATCTCGATAAGAATGGTGTGCTTGATATTCCGAACCTTGCCGACAAGGAGAAGATAACTGAGCATTTGAGGGCAGTTGGCTATGAGGGTTTTGAAGCGGTTGAGAACCTTGTTATACATATTCCGAAAGATACATTTACGGAAACGGCACTTGCAAACCTAAGACAGCTGATTGAAAATAATGGGGTGCTTATTAAAAAGGCTTTCAAAATAGAAAACCTTGAGCTGGCGGTTGATGATGAGAATGTTGGATTTCCTTGGTTTCCTGAAATAGACGATGCCGATGAGGTAAGTGCATACACAGAGTTTGTAAGCAAGTTGTGTGAAATGGCAAGGGTTCGGAAAAGAGTGAGCAACAAGCCGGTGAAAACAAGCAATGACAAATATACATTCCGCTGTTTTCTTTTAAGGCTTGGATTTATAGGCAAGGAATACAAAAATACCCGCAAGGTCTTGCTTAAAAACCTTACGGGTAATTCTGCATTCAGGAACTAATATTTTATTGGGGTATGGCTTTTACGGCTATGCCCCTGTTTTTATGCTACGGAGATTACCTTTACAGCTTCGGGTCTTATGAGCATACCGTCAAGCATTTCATACGCAAGATAACCTCTCTGCTGTTGGAGGGCATACTTTTCATCCAATGTTCTGACAGACAGCGGAGCACGGTCAATTATGGTATAATAGCTGAAATCACCAAAGGCAATCGGCTTATTATTTGAGCCTATAGATGGCATAAACTCCGATATGTACACAGGCTTGCCCATAATGGTGTTAGTGCTGTGTTCCCATATATAGTTGCCGTTGGAGTCTTTCAAGGTACGGAGAAGAAAAGCTGTTTCGTCATTCATAAGCCACGCTCCGTCTGTGCGGTATTCCGCCTTAACGGAGAAGTAGAGCTTTGATATATCGTCAAATGTGATTGTATCGGAAACGGTTAAGCCTGTTTCAGCACCCTCGGTTTCGTGGAGAATGCCTTTAGGCATATCCTCGCCTGTGCCGTTGATAAATGCTTTTTCTTCGGCTCTGCCGAAAGTTTTTGCAAAGTGTTTTACAAGGTAGTCCTCAATATCAAAGCCTATATCGTTTGTGAAGTCATCTTCAAGACGAGTAATGACGGCAAGCCTGTGACAACAAACACGATATTTCTTAAAAGGTGCATATTCTTCTTTTATGTTGTACCAACTGCCCGATACCCAATCGGCAAAGTCACTGCAATCCGATGTGAATATATCGCTGTTGGTTCTTGGTGCTGAAACAGATGTGGCTATTTTTCTGAATATGTTTTTCTCAGCAATGGCATCGGTATATTTTTTGCTTGTTTTGTATGGCGGCAAAAATGTTTGTGAAGTCTGTCTGCCGTCTGTAAGTTTGTTATATGCCGAATTGTCATTCCTCATAGCTGCCCAGAAAGCCTTTTCGTAGTTGGTTGTGTTAAGCGTCTCGTTAAAATTGTTATTCATAATTAAATCCTCCTAAAGTGTTTTGCCTGTTATAGTTTTGCAATTATGCTTGTTGCAGAAATCAGCAAGCTCATTGTAATTGTAAAAGTCAATTTCGTAATGACCTCCGCTGAGATGGTAACGAACTTCTCTTGTAATCGTAATAGGTATGTTGTTACCTGTTTTGAGATGGAATTTACCATATCTGCGATGTTTGAGAAGAAATTGTCTTAATTTACTTATCATTTTAAATTCTCCCGATTGATGAACTGTCTGCAAGTTTAAAGCCTTTGTTAAGGCAATAAGTAATTGCTTCATCGGAACTTTTAAAGCAAAGTCTGCTTGTGCCGAATATTACATACCAGTGTTTAGGCATATCGTATCTGTTTGAAACAAGTGCGGCTGTTTTGCCGTTTGGGGTTGTTAATAAATTTGTACATTCAAATTTATCGTTGCTGAAGTTATCGGGGGTTAATCTTATTTGATTGTTTGCTATTCCCATTATTCTCATATATTTTTCCTCCTGTCATTTATGATGTAATTATAAGTTAAGGTCTAACGTAACGGTTCTTATGCCGTTACATTCACAAAACCCTTTATTTACTGTGTTTTTAAGTTTTTTGATGTAGTTAGTGCAGTTCGCTTGAACTTCATTTTTATATAATCACAATTACTATTTATTTATTTTTATTTTTTCTTCCTTAGAGTTGTCAAGGATTACATCAATTACATTAAATCTTCTGAACACCGCAGTTTTAAAGGGTTTTGCAATATAAAACTGTGATTAGGGGTACATCTTTAGGTGCGTTAGACATACATCTATGCTAAGAACTCATACATTTCTTTGGCAATGGATAATAAGGTATAATTGCGGTAGTATATACCTTTGGTTCGTCTTACCGTCATTTCGGAGTAATTAGCATTAAGGTGTTCAGCTAAGATGTTTCTGAAATCCTGTGCTGTCTTTGCATAGCCGTTGTTATTCTCTTTGCACCAGTTGCGGTATGTTCTGTAAATCATACTTGTGGTGCAATCGTCTGTTATTTTACCGTTTACTCTTTCCGTCATACATTCGTTGAAGAAAGAAATCACAGTAT